TGCAGCAGCCTCAACAATAGATTCAGGAAGATCAACGGAAATGCCATAATACATCGTATTTCCGGCACTTACACCCGAAGAAGTGATAGGAAGAAATTGAGAGCCAGTGCTACCACCACGATAAAAAGCAGAAAAAGGAGAAGAAGAAGAAACAACAGAGCCAGCACCGTAACCACCAACTTTGATAACAGGAACACCCAAATAATCAGCAATTTTACCAACACCAATCATTGATTCAAAAGAATCCTTAAAGTCGATATAAGGTTGCTCAAGTCCTTGACGGAAGCCACCAACAAGATCCTTATAATCCTTATAAAGAGCACGAAGAGGATACTTGAAAAAAGAAATACGAGCCTGCATATCCGTCTGAACCGGAAACTGCATAGGCATGAACTGCAAACCTAAAGCAGGATTTATCCGAAAAGAAGATTTCGGAGCACAACGGGCACAAAACACAGGCACCAAGCGACCAAAGCCAGTAGAAAAGTTATAACTATGAGTTAGATCATAACTATTACGCTCCAATTTGTTGTCTACATCCAACGTAGCATCCCAAACAGATTTTGCCATTTTTGTAAAGATTTTAAGTTATTAATAAAAAAACCTCCGGGGGAGTACACCCGGAGGAACTCCAAAGCATTTTACGAGGTGCTGCGAGTTTTTAACGACGATGAAAAAACGCAACTAACTAAAACTGTACTCCAAGAATTGCTCCAATCGCGGCAGCAATAGCCTGCAAAAGCACTTGCCACCATCTTTTACCATTTTCGTTTGCCATTTTGAAATAAATTTTAAGGTTAATATGTAAAATGAACTTGATCGGGTTTGACATATTCCGGAAGAGGGTGAGAAGCATCCGAATAAGGGGTAATCTGAAAAACACACACATAATCTCGGTTACAACTCTCAACAACACGGCGAAACGCCTCAAGTTTTTTAAGAGAAAGAAAATAACCATAGTTTGTACGCCATTTTATCTCATCATTGACCGGATCATAAAATTCACAGATAAGCCAATAATATTCTTGATCGGGTTTTAACCTACGCTCTCTCATTTTGCAACAGAATAAGATTTAACACAAGTTTTCAAACCATATTTACGCGCATATTTTAAGAAAAAATCATAATCAAGCTTATAATAAGCATCGCTACATCGATCAAAACAAAACACTGAATAAGACAAGTAAGCAGACACGGGAACCTTATATTCACACAAAGTTGTTCCGTTAAACTCGCATAGAGTTAGATAAAAAACATCATTTTCAAAAGAATATTGAATTTGCTTAAACTTATTAGAACGTTTAGGGTAAAATCTTTTTTCCAT